GTAGATCATCAGAAAAGGGCACGGGCTTGTCGTCGTCGCCGATCAGCTCATCGAACCCCTTGATGACCTTGCGCAGCACGCCCCGCTGACCCTCTTCGTCCTGGACCCGCTCCAGCTCTTCCACGTCCATCACCGCGAAGGTGGCCTTGAAGGTCTGTTCCTTGTGCCCGCCGTCGACGGGAACCATGACATGAACGCTGTGGGTGAACGTGGGATTGGTGGTGATCTTGAACATCGGGACCTCGAAAGCGGGCGTTGAAAGGGTGGTGAGGGCCGCCTGAGACGCTTCTCGAGCGGCCCCCGTCCGGTCAGGATCAGGTCAGGGTGATCTTCCACTGGTCGTTGCCGGTGACCGGCAGCGGCACGAACGGCAGGGTCCATTCGACGACCCCCTGCTGCTCGGCGAGCTGGCCGATCGGCAGCAGCTGCGCCGCCGGGGTATCGACCTGGACCTTGCGGCCGACGACTGTGCCATGCAGCAGCGACGTGGCCAGCTTGGTCCCGGCCGCGACGACGGCGGGCGGGTTGAAGGTTGCCGCCGCGACGGCCTCGACCGTCATCTTCAGGCTTTCCTCGCGGCCGGTGATCAGGATGCCCTCGTATCCGATCAGCATCCGCGGCTCGACCTGGTTGCCGAGATCAAGCTCATACGACCGCGCGACGAACGCCGCGCCGCCGATGGTATATGTCGGGGTGTTGGCCTTGCTCGCCGCCTGCGGGTCGGGCCAGGCGGTATAGTCGGGCGAAGGCTTGGCCGCATCGACCGGCGCGGTGAACAGGCTCATCAGGTTGAACGCCAGCACCGGGTTGCCGTTGACCCCGGCCCGGATCACCGCGTTGCCCTTTGCCCCCAGCATCACGTGCTTGATGCCGTCGACGTCGAAATACATCGCCACCGATTCCTGGCTGTCGGTGATCGGCGTGTACTCGACCTTGACCCCGGCAGTGACCGTCTGGGCCACGGCACAGGCCCGCAGCAGCGGCCCCCAGGCCGGCGCGGTGCCGGCAGCGCCCGAACCGACCAGGTCGACCTCGAACGACAGCGAGGCACGAAACGACTGGGCGACGAACGGCTGCGCCCCGAAATAGGGCCGCTCCACCGCACGCTTGACCACTTCGCCTTCCTGCGGGGTGAACGTCACGTTCATCGCCAGGATCGCGTTGGCCGCGCCGGTCGGGGCCGGGTCGACGCCATAAGTCGCTTCGGCCTTGGCCAGCAGGGTCTTCGATCTCCAGAACTTGGGCATGGCTCAGCCTTCCTGTTCGCCGTGGAACGCGGGGTCGCGGGTCAGCGTCCCGTCCGGGTTGCGGATGAAGCAGCCGCCTGTCTGCGGCAGCTGCTCGGGCGCGGTGACCGGCTCGGCGGCCGGCGCTTCGATATCGGCGGCCGGCGCTTCGGCGTCGGCGGTCTTCCTGCTCATGGCGTAATCCTCAACTGGTCATCGAGAGTGAAATCGAGCTGGTAGATCAGCATCCCCTGGGCCGCGCCGACCAGCTCGCCGCGCGCCAGGGCAAACACGCCCGGAGCATCCTCCGGACCCCATCCGCAGACCGCACGCACGGTGTCGCGGACCAGCGGCGAAATCTCATCGAGCGCCCGCGCCCCGGTCGGATCGCTCGCCACCCGCACCGACAGCACGACCAGGACCGTCTCCTCGATCGCCTGGGTGAACATCCCCGAAATCGCCTGCCGCGCGCCGCCGGCCAGCGCCCCGGGCAGGACATAGGCCTTGCGGGCTGCCTGCATCTGGCCCGCCTCGATCAGCTTGGAGAACTCGCCCGCGTTGCCGATCTGACCGGCCAGCGCCGGAACCTTTCCCTCGATCCGCGCCCGGACATCATCGATCCTGATCATGGCACGGGCCCGATCATACGAAGCCCGTCATGTTCTCCGGGGTCAGCGGCCTTTCGCGGTCGATCGTCTCGACCCCGGCCGAGCCCGAGGATGCCGGCTCGACCCCGGCTGCAGGCAGACGAACGGTGCCGTCCGCGATCTTGCCGAGCATCGCCAGCGCCGCCTTGTAATCGTCGGCGATCTTCTGGTCGGGCGCGAAGACGTGCAGCTTGTAGATCGCGATCTGCAGCGCCAGGTCCGCCAGCAGCGGCGGCGTGGTCGCGAGCGGCAGGATATAGCGGCCGGCAAGGTAGCCATCGATCACCGCGTCGGTGTCGGCCAGCGCCCGGTCGACGATCGCGCTGTCCACCGCCCCCGCAGGCGGATCGGCGCGATCGGTCAGGTCGAGGAGCAGGCGCTCCCCGAACCGGTCGACCAGTGCAGACTGGCTGGCATAGTTCACCGGCCGCTTCCCCCCTTAGTCTTCGTCCGCAGCCGGATCGGCTGCATCCTTGACCAGGCCGACGATCAGTTCGGGATCGGCGAGCAGCCGGCCGATTTCGTCGTCGGTCAGGTCGGCGCCCGCAATCTTCGTCGGCTCCTGGGTGAAGTGCCGGCCGCACCGCCAGCGCCCCTTGGCTCCCACCGACCGCACCGCGATCGTGGCCGCGTCGAGATCGCCTTCAGGCCCGAGCGGATCAGCCGGCCCGGACCGAGCCTGCTCGCCTTGCTCGGGCGGAGCCTGTTCGGCCGAAGCCACCCCGGCCGGTGCGACCACCTTGGCCGGGGCGTCGGCTGCCGGCTTGGCGCCGGCAGCCCTCTTCGGACGGTTAGCCATCGCTCAGTCTCCTCAGGCGAGCCAGGGCACGACGACCAGTTCGGCCGAACCCGCCCAGGGGTTGCTTTCGCCGCCGTTGACCAGCTGCGAGGCGAGGATCTTGCGGCCCGCGCCTTCGAGCGAGGGCGGCACCATCAGTACCAGCTTGGTGCCGAGGCCGAGCGGGCGGCCATGGTCGCCCTTCATGCTGCCGACCGCGGCCTTGGCGGTTTCGTAGTGCGCCGCGTCGAGCGTCTGCTTCGATCCCCAGGCCAGCTGCGGGAACGAGAAGCCGACGTTCATCCGCGCATCCACGCCATAGCGGAATTCGTTGAGGTCGAAGACGTTGTCGTCGGTGACCTTGTCCTTCGCCACGATCTCGCCGAAGTCGCGGCGGACCTGCAGGATGACCGGCAGGATCGCCTGGCTCACGTCTACCAGGAACCACGGGGTGCCCGCGCCGCCATCGGTATTGGCGAAGGTGGTCGCCACGCCGTTCGCGTCGAGGATCGGATGGTCCGTGTCGAAGTAGAACTGCCCGTCGAAGCAGTTGGTCGAGAACCCGGCGAGGAGCTGGTTGAACACCAGCTGCTCGACGAACCCGCTGGTCGAATGGCCCATCTGGGCGAACAGCATGTCGTACTGGCCGAGGTTGTCGGTCTCGATGTCGTCGCGATCGACACCGATGGTCAGTTCCCAGGGCTTCTCCTTGATCGTGTAATCGCTTTCGGAGAGGTTCTGGACGACGCGGGCACCGATCCACTCGCGCACGTTCGGCAGCTTGTTGAGCCAGCCATAGGACTGCTGCCTTTGCGTCGCGGGTACGCGGGTGGCGATGCGCGAGGACATCGCGGTGGCCTGGCCGAGGCCGCGCTGCATCGCCTTGTTGAAGCCGATGCGCAGCTTGTTCAGATTGTCGGACGAAATGATCATGACGGGCCTTCCTCAGAGGAACTCGACCCAGACGCCCTGGGCGTCCACGTCGAAGCACTTGCCGGCTGCGGGGCGCGCGCCGGTGTTGTCGGTCTTGGCCACCGTCTGGTCGTCGACGACGTAGACGGTCTTGCCGATCTCGGAGCGGGCGATCAGGTCGCCGGCCGAGGAATTGGCCATGCGGTAGACCCCGCGCTTGGTCTTGACCGAGACCGCGCCGTTGGCGCCGCCGGTGTTGTCGACGGTTTCCACCGCGACCCCGACCGTGACGTTGGCGGCAGTCGCCGAAGCGGCCACGCCGTACCCGGCGGCGTTGATCTGGACCATGCCGCCCTGGAACGGCTTGGCGTTGGCGGCGAGCGGAATGGCGCGGTGGGCACCGACCTTTTCAGGGGTGCTGCGCGCAGCAGCGAGAGCAGCCATTTAGAGGACCTCCTTCAGGAGCCCGCGCGCCTTCAGTTCGTCGCGGTACTCGTCTTCATCGATCCCGAAGAGCGACATCACCAGTCGGTCTTCGGCTCCGAATTCCTGGGCAGCGGCCCGGCCGGCCGGATCGCCGTCGGCGATCGCCGCGCTGCCGCCACCGATCTTGGGCATGGCCGAGATCAGCTTCACTGCGCGGTCGGCATCGGCCATGTGCAGCGCGATGTATTCGTCTCGCACCGGCTTCAGGCCGATCCGGCCTTCGGCGATCGCGCCGTCGACGTAAGCCGTCGCAGCACCCTTGCGGCCATCTTCGACCAGGGCATTGTACTTCGTGGCGAGGCCCGTCAGATCGCTCTGCAGCGCCACGAACTGGTCGCTGCCGAGAATGTCGGCCGCGCACAGCGCCTTGTCGCCGCCGCTCATTTTCGCCGTGAGCGCGGCTTCGATCGCCGCGTCATCGGCGTTGCTGTCGAGCCCGAGGAGCTCGATCAGCTTCGCTTTCCAATCCATGGTGTTGCTCTCCGAATGCAGGGTTGTCAGGCCCTGCAGGTTTGGTGTGTTGGTCAGGCTTGCCCGCAGGAGCTGCATCACGTCGCCGCCCCGCGAATGGAGGATGACCGGGCTGAGCCCGATGTAGGCCTTGTCGGCCATCAGCTGCCGGCCCGAGCTGTTCCACTCGACCCGCCCCCAGACGCCATCCTCGCGCGCCTGCAGTTCCACGATCCAGCCCCGGGCCGGTGCAGCAAGCCCCAGCGCAGCGCCCTTGTCGGTCACGTGACATTCGTCGATCGGCAGCTTGGCGCCGCCCTGGAGCGACCTTGCCATCACGTTCTGGAGCGACTTGACGCGATAAGGACCGCGCCCGTCGACCGTGCGGATTTCGCCGGCCGGGAGCAGGTGGACCCACTCCGGCACGTCTTCGGCCGCCGCGAATGCGACGGCGGAACACAATGCGATCTGGCTGGCTGTCCGCGTCATCGAAAGCGGTTTGCCCGCTCGTGCACCCGGAAAATATGGCCGCCCCGGCGGCCGTGAAAGCCGATCCCGGCTCCGCCTCCTGAATTGCCGCTCGGCGGCGTCAGGTCAAGCGGGTTCGGCCCCGCCGGAGCCGACCGCGCTCAGCGGCCCTTTTCCGCCCCGTCGACGCTCGCCGCGATATGCTCCTCGGCGATGGCGACGATCTGGTCCGCGTCCGTGCTCGAGATGCCGAGCCAGGTCCGCGCCGGGATTGCTCCCCACGGGATCGGCCGGCCGCGGCTGTTGGTCCCGAACGCGCCCCTCGGCGCGCCATCCTGCATCACGCTGGAATAGATCAGCGCCGAACCGATCACCGCGCCGCCCTTGGTCGCCTCGCTCACGATCTCGCGCGACAGCCGCTTGCCGGGACCGATCAGCACACGGCTGAGGTTGCCGTAGCCAAGCCGCTTGTAGCGATCGAGCGTTACCTGGCTCTTGGCCGGCCACTTCGACCCGTCCGGAGCGGTGCCCGTCACGAACCGCTGGCGCGTGGCCTCGGTCATGTACTCGGCCACGTCCTGGAACAGCGGGGTCATGTCTTCCAGCGCCGCGATCGCCCGGCGGATCGCCTCGCGGCTTTCGCCGGCGTTGAACTGGACGTTGAACATCGCTATCTCTCCGTCACGACGCGCATCCGGGCGCCCGGCCGATAACCGGGAAGGCGTGATGGACGTAAGCCGGGGGGCGCGTCATTTCCCGATCACAATGAACATGGTCTTGAGCGCGAGCGTCCGCCGCTTCTTGCCTCGCACTGCCATCCGCACGTGCCACTCTTCGCCATCGATCGCCTTGGTGTAATCGATGACTGTCTCGCCCATGTCGGAGAGCTTGTCGCTCAGGGTGACGCTGCCCGGCGATTGCAGAACCATTGGCAGCCGGGCGAAGTCCGCTGAGTCCACCGCCCGCTGCTTTTTGTCCGTTTCATTCCCGGGGCCGTGCTCCCCGATCACATGCCCCACGCCGGATTGATCGATGCTGAAATCATATCCGGCAATCTCCCGGTCAATCAGCTTGCCGATCGTCGCCGCCTGGTCGCCCGGGATCAGCCCGAGCGTCCGCTGCGGCGGCAGCTCGGCCAGATCGGGCTTCGGTTCATAAACGCGCTGGGCATAGCGTCGCACGTCGTCCGCCGTGCTTGGCAGCGATCGGTACGCCTGTGCCAGGGCATCGCGCTGCGCTTCCGGCACGCCTTCCATGAACGCCTTGGCGATGCGGTAATCCCAGCTTCCGATCTTGCCCGCCAGCGCCTGGACGACCGGCGCGACGCTCGCTCCGGGCGCGTAGCCCCAGCCCTTGCCGATGCCCTTCGGCTCGCCGGTCCTCGGATCGAGCGCCGCCCAGTTCGCCGGCAGCGCCTTGCCCGGATCGCCGCCCAGGCGCCGCACTCCGGCAGCGGTCCGCGCGCCCACGACATAGCACGAGCAGCCCCAGTCGCTCGGCGGGTAATACTTGCCCCAGAACGGATGGCCGGGCGGCAGCGCCAGGCCGTTGAACGACAGGTGGACCAGGCGCGGTTCCCGCGCGTCGCCGTGGCGATAGACCCAGAACGCAAAGTCGCCGTCCAGCAGCTGCGCATGCCGGCCGGCCGAATAGCTGGTGTAGGCGTTGGTCCGCAGGATCGTCTTCACCCGCCAGGCCTCGCCCTTGACCGAACCTTCGCCGGTCCACCCGGTCCACCCGTTGCGCTTGACGATATCGCGGAAGTCGCGCCGGAACTCCTCGATCCCGCGTCCCTCGGCGATCGCCTTGTCCGTCGCTGCCGCCAAATCAGTCAGCAGGTCGGCCTTGGCGGCGCCCGCCACCATGAACGCGGTATCGTGCGCCTCGCCGGTCAGATCGTCCCAGCGCTGGGTCGGGACCAGGTTCTTCAGCTTGTTCCGGAAGAACGCGATC